GTTATGTCATCAACAGTTTGTATACGATATGCCATTATAATGCAAACCCTTTCTTTTTCTTGTTATCCATTGCTTTCATTAATCCCGAATAATCTCGAGTCATTGCTTTTGCAACAACTGGATCAACTGCCATATTTTTACCAGTATCAGGATCTGCCATTACTGCAGGTGCTGAATTACCCCGTATCATTCCAAATCCTTGTGAATCATTAGAATTAAATGACATATCCGGCATTCCTTCTTTCATTAAATCTGCAAACGATGTAGTACCTGCTTCTGTTGTAGCAGGAGTTTCATTTAAAACATCTGCATATTTTGTACTAGTATACATTACCTTTTTCTTTGCATTTTTCATTGCAGGTTTTGTATTTTTTTTAGATTCTGTTTGTAATTGCGTAACTGTGGATTGTAATCCTTCACGAAGAATTTCAGATAGTTCTTCTTTAATAACCTCACGTACGGCTGATTTAAGTGCTTGTACAAGTGCATTAGATTTCATAAGTATTCTTTTTTATTATAAATATGTATGATGTTAATTAATTGGTCCTCCCCAAGTATCTCGAGATTTTTTTGGACCATATGGTGTATTGGTTTGTATATCTATATAGTAATCTCCAGGTTTACCTAATTCGGCCGGCGGTGCACCAGCTTGTTTATAAACCTGACTAGGAGCTTCTTGCAGTGACGTTAATAAATCTTGTTGTTCTTGTACTAGTTGTTGTATTGTATTACTACGTTGAACTAAATCAGGTTCTGAAACATTTACATCTCGATAAAATTCAGATGATAATAAATCATTATAATCATCTACATCATCTACATCATCTATACCAGATCCATCCGATAAGTTAGGTATATCTAATTCTATATCTTCATCACAAGCCCTATTTAATTTTGCTATAGCAGCAAGTAAAGGAGGTACCAACGTTTCTAATTTAGACAATGTTTGTATTGGTACAGCTTGTAATGGTATTACTGCAGCAACTGCATTTGCGATTAACTCATCTTGTACAGCTTCTGCTTGTGCTGCTATATACTGTGCAACTGTTGCTGGATTTGATAATTGTGCAACTGCAATTGCAGCTTTAATTGACTGAGCCGTAGTTATTACAGTTTTTACTATACTAATTATATTTTGTACTTGCGGAATAGTTTCTTGAACTTTTTGAATCCCTTTTGTTACTTGCTCTAAANCAGCTTTCATTTTTTCAATTCGAGGATCATCACATTTAATACTTTTAGGAAGTTTTACAGAATCNGTAATCACTTCTTTAGTTGCATCTANAGTTTGTTCAANTAATTTATTAAACTGTTGTTGTATTATATCAACTCCTATAGCTGGTAATTTTGTTATTTCATCTAATGGTGGTGGTACTGCCATATTAATATGTATTTTTATTTATAAAATATTTAGAACTTAATAATTCTTGTAATTGTGTTTGTGCTTTTTCTGCATATTGAGTGTCAAGAAAAGAACCATATACCGATCCACATCGTACTAGTCCGCCTAACTGATTGAGTATATTTTGTAATATATTTAATAAAACATCACCATGCACCATTGATTCGGTAGCATCTTCTCCTCCTAATTTTATATCACCAGTCGAATTCAATATTATTCCCAATGGAGAATCAATAACTACTAAATCAGTTCGTGCTTTTAATATAACACGATCAGAAACACCTAATAGTTGTGAACCTATATAATTAGTTTCATTTCCAGCTGGAGTTATAGCCCCAGTTAATGAATTAGGTTGTTCATTGCTTCCTAGTACCAAAGGTATCTTTTGTGTGCTAGTTAAATATAATGAAGACTTATCTGTGTTTATATCTTCAGTTACAAATTGTTTATCTTCCTTATAGTTTCTTCCATTAGAAAGAATAAGAATTGGATCTCCATTGTTATTACCACGCCAATTTCCTGATTCAGAATAATCATCTTTAAAATCTATAGTACTACTAAATCGTATACTATTACCAAAACGACCTTCCATCATTAAATCACCACGATATGGTTGTAAAGGCGATACTTTATAATTTTCTTCTTCAAATTTTTCGTCTAACACCAATTCTTCGTTAACTGTTGGTAGAATATTATTATTAATATTGGAACTTACTGCAATTGGTAACATGTAATACCATTGTGGATATGTTTCATCTAAAGTAGATTCATGATTAAACGTTTGAAATATAAGAACAGATTCGCCAGGAATTGGTATCTGTTTAATATTAGTATTAGCTGGTTTAACATTTTTTATATTTTGTGGACGACCATTTAATGAATATTGAACATCTATTGCAAATAACATATCTGCACCAGTTATTGAATCTTCAGTTTTACCTATAGGATACTCATCATCTTCATTACGTTTATATGTATCACCAACACTTTCTTTTTGCTTTACTTCAGCTACATATAAAACAGCATCAAATAATCCATCATGATTTGGCATTAGTATCCCTTAACTTTGATTTTGCTTCTGCAATTTTTTGATTAATTTCACGTTCTTCTTCTGCAATCTTTTCAATTTCATCTTCTAATTCATGTGAAAGAGTTGTTTCTGCAATATTAATTAATTGTTGTTTTTCTTCATCTGATAGCAGTGAGTCAGCACCTGTTATAGTTTGTGTAGTAGATATATAACGTTGAACTATAGCAGTTAATTTAACTAGATGATCATCATTCTTAACGGCAACATCTAAATATTCTTTTATTAATGGTACTATAATAGTAGCATCTGATGCATTACGAATTAATGGTTGTAACTGAGATATGAGTTGATTTATCTGCCTATCCTTCTTTTTGGAATTGTGATAAACATCATGCATAAGGTCAGCAAAACTGGTTCCTTTAAATATTTCATCATTTCTATCCATAGGTATCCTTTAATAATAAATATTAAAAAGGTAAATTCATGAAATCATTGTTTGCATATTCACGAAATTTAGTTTCATAAAGATTTTTTAATGTTTTAACAACACGTGTTACATTAGTAGTTGGAAGTCCTGTACGTTCTCTAATAAAAATATAAAGTGCTTTTTTGTTAAACTCCTCTATATTAATACGTTCTTCAAATAAATGCAAAACAGAATCAGCAACATGTATATCAGTTGGGTTAGTAAATATAAAATTTAAATTGTCATATGAATATTCAACAAACTCATCCATAAAATATTTTACAACTTCTCGCATATCATCGTTATGCATTTCTGTTGGGATATTTCTTTGTTCATCAACATCAATTGGTTCTCTGTTTTGTTTTACTTTAACATAAGCTTTTTGATTCTCAGCAATAAGATAATTAAAAGAAGTTCTAGTATAATATGAATAAGATTTTCCAGCATGGGGTTTAAATTTATCTAATCTAGCTGTTAAATACGTAACAAGATCTGTTTGTAAATCTTGAAATGAACACTTATTTAAAATATATGTTGGCTTCATTTTATTAATTAGATTTTCTGCTAATTTTAAAAATGGAGGATAAATAAATCTTCGATATATTTTTTCTCGTTGCACTGAACTATCTGACTTATTATACGCACATATAGCTACGTCTTGAATCTTTGTGTAATAGTTATTACTTTTTTTCTTCTTCCTCGGCATCAAATTCCTCTTTTAGTTGGTCAATTACTTCTTTTAATAATGAAAATGTTGTACCAGCTTCATCATCTTTTTCAAATGCTCCAATACGATCAATTTGTTTCATTGTATTATACGTTTGTGTAATTCGTTTATACATGTATTGATTTGTGTCTGCTACTGAGTCATAATAATCTTCAGAGTCAGTAATTAATCCTGCTAACACATAAGCTCGATACGCAAAATAAACGGTACCAGAAAGGAATAATGTTGTTAATATACTTAATATAATCATGACATATCTTTGAATATATCCGCAATAGAACTACCTATATTTGGATTGTTTTCTGCTAAGTTTTTCATAGCAGTGCTTTTAGTTGATTTACTTTTTTCTGAAACAGTCTTTGGTGTTCCGGCTTTATGATTTCTCCATTGCTCATATTCTATTTGAGCCGCCATATGATCACCATGATGTAAAATAATAGCCATATTAGTTTTTAATTTAGCTTGTGCTGATCTTGCAATAAAATATGGTTTATTTGAATCATCATACATTCCATCATGAATCTTAATAGATTGATACTCGTTCCATGACATTGATACTCCATGTTCTTGTAACAACCAAATAGATAGATCTGGTACCATAGTGAAAGGAATATTTTCATTGTGCTTATATAACCTTCCCATATTCTTTCGATGCCAATCTGATGTTTCTATTTGATACACTTCATTACCATCTCCCGGAAATCCTACTTTACCTAGATCATGATGCATTGCTGCAAACATTAATTCTTCTTTAGTATATCCGGACATATCTGCACCTAGATGAAACCAAACGTCATACAATGTTTCCGTGCAATCCATTACTCGCAGTACGTGGTCTATATAACCTCCTGCGAATGCGTTATGAAAGTGTGCCATTGAAGAAGCTGGCATCATTGCCAATCGATCTTCAAAATCATCATACATTTTATTTAATTGATCTTTTCTGGTAGGGAACAAGTCATTGACTCTGTCTCGATACATTTCCCAATTCTGTTTTATCTTTTCTGCTTCTAACATAATATTATTATATTAAATTATTTTCGTAATTCCAATACCTTACCGGTAACTAGGTCATGTGTGCACTTCCAACATGTAACTGCTACGGTTCTAGCATCAACTCTTTCTGAAACTCGGTTGCAATATTTACACTGCAATTTCTTGTATCCTAGATTGGATTTTGTAACTTTTGATTTTCTCATGATATAATTTTTGTTTTTGACAATTTATTTTCTATAGATTCTTCTTTTCCTTTAATGACAATTGGTGCATCAACTTTCTGTATAACTTGTGATATAACTTCTTCTCGTTTAATTTCTGTTAACATATCTATAGGTTTAAATAATTGATTTGCTGCTATTAATAACATAATGG